CTGATTCGTGACCTGATTGAACTTTTGGAATCTGCTTCTTTCCAGACTTTCACAGAGCGCGTGTCGCAGCTTTTCGCTACCTTGGCCGAGGCGGCTGGTTTCCTTGTTCGGAACTTCGAGACGGTCGGCATTGTCATCGGCGCTGCCATTGGCCTGAAGTCTGTTACGATTGTCACCCGTCTGGCGACCGCTTTCTACGGGTTGGTGGCTTCGATGCTGCTGATACCTGCACGGGCACGGGCTGCTGCCGCTGGGCTTACTGCTACCGCTGGGGCTGCGGGGGCAGCGACAGGAGGGTTTATTGCCCTTCGCGCTGCTGTGATCGGCTTCCTGTCTGCGACGGGCGTTGGCGTCCTGCTTGTCGTTGCCGGTGCGCTGATTGGTAAGTGGTTGACGGGTGCGAGCGCCATGAACACGGCGATGGAATCCCACGAAAGGATCATGGGGGACGTCCAGCAAGCCTACGAAGAAGCTAATGGTTCTGTCGCGGAGTTCATGGCAGCGGTGACGTCCGGGTCGGTTACAGAGGCCCGCAATAACCTGCAACTTCTCGAAGAAGCCGTGCAGGATAGCGCCAAAAATATCGGTGATGCGCTTCGAGCCGATCAAGGCACGGCAGCAACCAACTTGTTCGGGTTGAACCTTGCGCGCCTCTTTGGTGAGGCCAGCCGGGAATATCAGGACGCGGTAGACGAACTGTTGCAGAGTGTCACGCGCGGCGAGGTTGACGCCCGAGATCTGCGCGCCGAACTTGACAAGCTGGCAGAGACCTTCCGCGACGGTTCCGATGCCAACATGGACCTTGCCAACGCGCTTGACGATGGTGCCAAAGAGTTTGACGAAGCCTACACTGCGATGGATCAGGCCCGCGACATACTGACCCTTTACACAGGCACTGCTGAAGAAGCCGAAGCTGCGATGGAACGGCTTGCGAACCGGGGGGCCGAAGCAGCTTCTGATATCGCAGCGTTTGCGACCAGCAGCGACGATGCAGCCGAAGCGATAGAGAAGCTGGAAGAGGCTACGGACAAACTCACCGGGTCGCTGCGGGACATACTCAAAGAACTTCCAGAGATGGAGGAGTATTTTGCCCGGCTCGAAGAGTCGGATGCGATGGTGAAGCTGCGCAACGATGCTCTCGCAGCGGCCCTTGAAATCGTGGACGTCAACAAAGCATGGGACGAATTGACGACTGCCATCGGCGGGTTCCAGTGGTCGGGCATCTTTGACGTTCTGATGGGCGACCTCGGCAAGATCACCACTTTGATGGAGGGTATCGGCGGTGCGTTCGATGGTCTCACAGGGCGTTTTGGAAACCTCGGGACCACGCTCAACGATGCCGTCGGCGGCTTGGGTAACTTCCTCGGAGAATTTACGGCCAACCTTGCGGCGGGTGCGCCGCTCACAGGTTCTGCCATCGAGCGTTCCGCACAACTTGTGCGTGACAAAGAGGGCTTCCGAAATGTGCCCTACAACGACCCCGCTACCGACGCGAACGGGAATCAGGTTGGCCCAGATATCTGGCGCGCTGGATACGGTTCCAACACGTTCATGCGCAACGGGTCAGTCCAAACGGTCCAGCAATCAAGCCGAGTTACCCGAGACGAAGCTGAAGCTGATCTGGCCCGTCGTTTGGTGGAGTTTCAGAACGTCATCATTGGGCAGATCGGGGCAGACACCTTCCGGGGCATGGAGGAGAGTCAGCAGGCTGTGCTGACCAGCATCGCCTACAATTATGGCAATTTGCCGGGCCGGGTTGCTGGCCCAATCAATGCCGGGGCCAGTGACGCCGCTATCGCAGAAGCGATCATTGGCCTGTCTAACGACAACGGGGGCATCAATGCCCGTCGCCGCGCCCAAGAGGCTGCGATCTTCGTGACAACCACAGACCCCGATGGGACAGCGCAGCGGGAAATCGAAGGTGCGCAGCCGACACTTGACCAGAACCAAGCCCTTGCAGAGGGGCGGCAACAGCTTGAGGTCCAGCAACTCATCAACGAGGGGCGTGAACGTGAGGCTGAGATCCTCCAAGCGCGGAATGCGGCGCTGGCAGCCAACCCCAACATCTTGCCGGATCAACTGGCAGCCGTGGAAGCGTTGGCAGGAGAGACGTTCGACCTTGCGGCAGCGGGCGATCTGGCAAATGACGCGGCTACGGAAGCCTCGCGTCTGGCCGAGGAAACGGCTGCACAAAGGGAGGCTACCGGCAGCACTCTTGACGACGCCGAGTTTGCTATCCGCCAGCAGGATCTCATGAATCAGGGACTCGAACGGCAGGCTCTGATCGAGGCGGCTATTCGCCAAGCGAAGGCGAGCGACCCCAACATCACTGCGCAGGAGATTGCCCTGCTGACGACGCGCACGTCTGCGCTCTACGACGCTGAACGGGCTGGTGCCGGGGTCACAGACGAACTCGAAGCCGCCGAGAAGGCTCAAGAGCGGATCAACGAACTCACGGAGAAACGAACTGCGCTGCAAGAACTGCTGGAAGCCTCCATCGAGAACGGTGACACCGAAAAGGCGATGGAACTCCAAGAGCAAATCTCGGCGGTCAACCTTGAACTTCTGACCGCAATCGACAACGCCGAGAAACTCTGGGAGGCGGTCGGCGGCACGGCAGCAGAGACGGCTATCGCGCAACTCGGCACGGCCCGGCTCGAAACTCAGAACTTCGGTCAGGACGCGGACAACGCCTACCTGAAGTGGGATACCCTCTCGGGTCTTTTCATTGAGGGCCTAGCCAAGGGGTTCGACCAGTTTGCGCAAGCGGTCGCCAACGGCGAGAACCGGCTTGACGCTGCCCGAGACGCCTTCCTGCAATTTGTTGGTGATTTCCTAGTCCAGATCGCACAGATGATCCTGAAGCAGGCGATCTTCAACGCGCTGCAAATGGCCTTTGGCGGAACGTCTTTCGGGTCGTTTGTCGGTATCACTGCGGCCACCGGCCACACGGGCGGGCGGGTCGGCTCGAAGCGCGTCGGCGGGGGCAACCGGGTCAAGACCGTCAACCCCGGCGTCTTTGCGAGTGCAGCCCGCTACCACGGCGGCGGCATGATCGGCGGGTTGTCCCCGGGCGAAGTCCCGATCATCGCCAAAGAGGGCGAGTATATGGCGTCGGAGAACGACCCTCTGCACCCCAACAACCAGAGCAGCAAGCCGAGCGGTGGCGGTGGCGGTGGCGGCGAGATGACGATCTACAACCTCGTGGACGGCGAAGCGGTCATGCGCGCGGCTCTGGCAGCCGACAAAGGTGGCAACCTCTTGCTGAACCATATTCGTGCCAACAAAGACTCTTTCAAGGCGATTCTCAATGGGTGAAAACTGGACTCGATACGGCGGCGCGGCTCCTTTCTGGCCGAACTTCGCGCAGTCTATGGAAATGGAATTTGAGTTCGACACGCGGATCAACGTCTCGCGCGACGGGACTGAACAACGTGTCGGGTGGCTGCCGTTCCCCAAGACGGCGGTGTCGTTCGGTTCGTGGGCGCGTATGGGGAAGCTGGCCGCGCTGTTCGACCTCAGACAGACCCCGAACGCCCCCCTGATCGTGCCCTACTTCTACAAGTCGGTCAGGCTCAGTGCGGCGGCTGATGTAGGGGACACGCTGTTGTCCCTTACCGGCGCAGTCCCGGCGTGGCTGGACGATGACGTGAGGCTCATCCTGCACGGTCCTGACGCGGACGAAGGGGTTGTGGTGGACTTCACTGGCGCGAACAATGCCACGCTCGCTACGGGCCTCCTGAGGGCGTGGCCTGCGGGTTCACGGGCATACCTCGCCCGGCAAGCCTTCCGGCACGACAGCAACACCTTCCAGATCGTCTCCCGGCGCATGGGGTTGGCCGCTAAGCCCCGATTTGACTTCGACGGCAGATCGCCCGCCCTACCCCTGACCACAGCGCGTCGGAGTCACACGACGCCCGGACAGCTACCTTTGGAGTTGTTCGACTTTCGCGCCAACTGGCGAGACGGTTTGACGATCAGAGAAACGCCCTACTTGGAGGAAGTCGTGTCCCGGCACGGGCTGCGCGACCTCTACGCTCCCCATTCCACCTATGGGTTCAACCGGCAAGAGCAGCATCTGCTTGTGGACGGGGAGGAAGTGGAGGCTTTCACCGACTTCTTCATACGCCACTATGGCAGGCAAAAAAGGTTCTTTGCGCGGACCTACCAGCCGAAACTGGTCATGGGCACGGTGGTCTATCCTGATGAACCCGGGCCGACCGGGCTGAACGCCAGCGCGCTTGAACACTATCCGGGGCTTTATCCCTTCAGCCGCCGTGGGCCAGACCTTTTCGAGTTGACCGGCTCTGACGGTTCGGTGCAGCTTGTGGACCGCATGTCTAGATATGCCGGGCGACGTGGCGTTCCGGTAACTTTTCAGGGGGGGTTGTTTCCCGTGAAAGAAACCTTTCAGATCGAGACTCCTTCCGGCCCTAGCCGCGCCCACATCGAAGCGGGCCTCGTGACCCTTAATTGGACCGTGTTCTGTTCCTATGTGGATGGCAGTCCCGCTGGCCCGCCGCTGTCAAACGGGTTGTTCACCCTCGAAGTTGACTTCGACCACAACCAAAACGTAGATAACCGGGAACGCTGGGACTCGGATGGGAACCGAACGCGCGGCCAGAGGCAGGAGGTATATGACTATAGCGTGGATGGCGACGATGCCCCTAGCACTGGCATCTACTATAACGGAGCGGTGAACCTTGCCGTGCCTGTAGAGGCTTGGTTCATGCGGATCGAATTGGCGTTTATGCAACTCGGCACGACGGATGACATTCTGACCACGCGCCATGAGTTTAGCCTGTCTTGGGCCGATCTTCCCGAGGACTACGACATATTCGAGACCTACCAGCCGATCACCGTCCCGCTGCCGGTCACGGCTGAGCCGTATGGCCTCTATCGTTTCGACCAAGATCGGCTTACGGTGGCCCTGCGCACCGGGGAAGTGGCGGAATCTACCGTGACCCTTCTCTCCCTAGATGAACCGCCCGAACCTGATGAGTGACCCATGCCATACTTCCAAGGATCAGTTGACTCCACGCGGCCTGTCGAGATTTTCGAGGTTGTCTATGGCCGCGAGGCGGCGTCCTTGTTTCGCTACACGGACGCGCCTGTTGCCCTGATCGTGGGCGGTGAAACTTATGAGCCGGTGGCGATTACTCGCAACTCGGCCAAGGTCGAAGGCAACGGGCAACAGTCGAATATCCAACTGAAGATGCCTCTCGACTGCGCGCTCGCGGAACTCTTCGTGCAGTTCCCGCCGAACGTCGTCGTCGGATTGGTAATCCGGGTCGGCCAGATGCCTGCGGTTCCCGCAACGGCTCAGAACTTGTCCGACTTCAGCACGGTCTGGGCAGGCATTATCACGGAGAGCAACCGGGAAGGCTCCGAGGCGACCCTTGAGTGCAAGACGCCAGTATCCGATCTGGAAATGCCCGGCCTGCAAAGGTTCTATTCGTGGACGTGCGGCCACCCACTCTACGAGACCCGGTGTGCGGCCTCCCGGTCGGCGGGGGCCACGGCGAACGTCGTCTCGATCATAAGCCCCCTTGTCCCGGGTCGGGTTCACTTTGTCGCTGCTACCGGCTGGCGCAAGACGGATACCAACCCTTCGGACTATGTGGGCGGCTACGCGACGTGGGAGGGGCCTCAAGGTGCAGAGTTCCTGACAATCCGTGACGCAGGAAGCGACTATGTGGACCTTCTCGGCCCCTTGCGTGGTCTCGCCGTGGGCGACGACATAACGGTCCATCTCGGCTGCGCCCGCACCTTGGAGCATTGCGTCAGGTTGCACAACAACGCCAACAACTACGGCGGGCAGCCGTGGATTCCTACGGAGAACCCGATCCGAGAAAGGGGTTTTTGATATGCCCATATGGCTGATCCAAGTCATCGTAGCTGTCGGTCTGAGCATCCTCGGATACTTGCTTATGCCCAAGCCGAAACAGCCGACGCCGCCTTCCTTGAAAGACCTGCAAGAGCCGACGTTCCAGTCCGGTCGGGAGATGCCCAAGGTCGTTGGAACCCTCACTGTGAAAGGTCTGAATGGCATCTACTTTGGGGATAAAGCCCTGCGCACCCGCAAGGTTGACGTGTGATGGCCGACCGTGTGACGCTGGCCGACGGTCTGGCCGCAGGCTTTTGCGGCAGGGGCGTTCTCCAAGCTGCCCGGGAGGTTGGTCTTGACTGGCGGAAGTTGACTCAAGACGGTATTCCTCTGGCTGAGTGGCGCACAATAAACGACTCTCAGTTCAAGCGCGTCGGCGACGTAGCCGAAAATCGGGAGGTCTGACGTGGGGAAAAAAGGCGGGCAGCAGCAAAAGGTCTATGACTATCTTGCGAGCCTTCAATATGGAATTTGCCACGGCCCTATCGACGCGATCTACCGGGTGCGGATCGGCGGAAAGATCGCATGGTTGGGCGACGTCGTAAATTCGCGGACGATTCGCCTGAACAACACGGAACTCTTCGGCGGGACCAAGGGGAGTGGTGGCATCTATGGCGACATGGACGTCACTATGGGCCGCTGGAACGAAGTTGCGTCTACGCCTTTGGCTGCCCGGCTTGACCTTCCTCTAGCTGAGATCCCTGCCTATCGGGGCTTCGCATCAGTGTTCTTCCGGGGCACGGCGGGGGTGACTGTATCTGACCGCATTCCGTCCTTTGCCGCCAATTATCTGACACAGTTTGCCAGCCTGTTCGGTGGGACCAGCGAGAACGCGACGGGTGACTCGGCGGGCTTTTATTGGGGCCAGAACGTCGTCACGATTCCTCCCGCAGACGTGACCGTCAGCTACTGCCCGCCGGGGCCTGCGGGTGGCGGCGCGTGGCGTGTTATCTGGCCTGACGACGATGACCAGACGCACGACAGCGGCATCTCTGGTGAGGACTACGAGGAGAACGAGGAACAGCCGCTCTACCCCGGCGAGAACGGCTTGACCAAGCTGCCCGGGGCGAACCCGGCATACATGATCTACGAGGCGATCATCTCGGAGGACTACGGCTCAGGAATACCAGTCGCGGGCATCCATGCGGCCTCTTTCCTCACTGCTGCCGAGCAACTCCACACGGAAAAGTTCGGCATGTCGATGATCTGGACGGCCCAGATGAAGGTGAAGGATTATGTGCAGGAAATCCTGAACACGATCCGCGCCTTCTTGTTTGTGGACCCGGACAGCGGCCTCTGGACGATGCGGTTGCTGCGCGATGACAACGCCTTCTTCGACGGCAGCCGAACGATCAACCCGAGCAACGCGGACGTGCGAAACCGCAAACGCATGTTGTGGGGCGAGACCGCCAACCGTATAATCGTGCAATATACGGACCCCACGACCGAAGAAATGTCCACGGTCGAGTCTACCAACCTCGCCAACATCGCTATCCAAAACGGGCGTGTCCGACCTGAGACCAAAGAGTATAAGGCAGTCCGCTGGCCGCAGTTGGCACAGGTTTTGGCTGATCGTGATCTTGCAGAATTGTCGCTTGCCTTGTTCTCGGCGCAAGTGCGGGGCGACCGCAATTTTGCCAGTGTCAAACCCGGCGATACCTTCGTGCTGCAATGGCCCGAGGACGGAATTGTTGCCATGATAGTCCGGGTCATGAAGGTGGACCCCGGCGGGCCGGATAGCACAGAGGTCAGGTTTGACGTCGTGGAAGACCTGTTTTCGTCGGCGACGAACGCCTACCGTGCGCCGCAGGCCGGGCTGGCAGTGCAGACGACCGCCTTGCCTGCGCCGCTGACTGTCTCGATCCCCGTGACTATCCCCATGCCCATCATGACGTCCACCACGGGCCTCACTGTCGCGGCCCTCGACGCCTTGTGGCCCAGCCTTCCCATCGGGTTCATTGTGGACCACGCCTCCCTTCCGGTTGAGGAAGTGCGTGTCTACGGGCCGGTCCCGCAACCCAATGCTACGAGTCCCAGCCAACAGATCGCCACGGTGGACACGTTCAGGTCGCGGCAGATCACGTCGGATTGGGTGCCCGAAGTCTTCTCGACCCTGACCGAAGCCGAAGGGTCCGCGCTGGGGGCAGAGACTACCTCGCCCGGCAGGGTCTTGATGCTCGGCGACACCGATGCAGTGTCAGAACTGGTCATGCTCTACACCTTTGCCGCCGGGGAGTGGACGGTTCTGCGAGGTCTCTACGACACGGTGCCCCAAGCGTGGCCGACGGGGACTCGGATCAGCGCCTTCCCTGATTTTGCCGAGGACTTCGATCCGCAGGACCGTGTAGCCGCCGTGCTGATCCCCTACCGCTTTCAGCCGGTTGTCGGCGGTCGGTCACTCACTCTTTCGTCCGTCCCGACCGTCAACTTCACGCCCACAGACAGGCCGATCCTGCCGTTCCGACCTGCCAACGTCCAGCTTGACGGGGCTGGGTTCAACGGGGTGGACTATTCAGAGGAAGTGTCTCCCCCGGCGACCTATGCGGTCACATGGGCCAACCGAAACCGCACCCGGGAAGACCAAGTTCCGCTGGCGTGGAACGCAGCCGGGGTGACGCACGAGGCAGGCACGACAACGACGGTTCGGATCATCAACTTCGACGGGACTTTGGAGCATGAGGAGACGGGGCTGACCGGGGAGTCATTGACCCTAAATCTGGTTGACTTCGGCCCATCGCAGTCCGGTTGGATTGAGGTTTTGACCGAACGGGACGGCTACGAGTCTCGTGCCGCAGTGCGGCGGCAATTTACCTTCGTCAACACGGGCTGGGGCAACGGCTGGGGCTTCGCGTGGGGGCAGGTTCGTTAGTGGACGTTTCCACCTCCCTGTAGTAGGTTCCGCCAAGCAGAGGGTCAAACATGACAGCAACCACATCGCATGAAGTCACGCAGTCGTGGGTTCTGATCGAGGAGGCCACCAGCGTCTTCTTGCAGCTTCGATCTCCCGGTCCTGTCTTGATCCACGTCGGGCCGACCTTGCCTGATGGAGTCGTCCCGGCGGTAACGATGATCTTTGACGACGACAACCCCAGCACTCTGGCGAACCTCAGTTTGGAGGGGATCGAGGCTTTGAGCCGGGTCTACGCACGTTCGCGGGACAACGAAACCAACTACCTGACTGCCATCTGTTCCAGCATAGTGGCCTAACGGATGGGTGTAAATGTCTTTAACGGTCGCGGGGCCTTCATGGTCCGAATGTCGACGATTTTGGGAAGCCTCACGGGTTGGGGCAGAGGCTACGGCGCAGGCTGGGGCCAGTAACAGGAGACGACGATGCCGTCACGCGAACTTACCGGCCTTGGGCTGAGAGCCTTCTACGACGTAGGCGAGGATGGCTGGGGCGTTGCGATGAGCGAGGACTTGCGCAAGCTGTCGTTCCTCACCCAGATCGCCGTGGATTCAATCGCAGCATCTCTCCCGGGCAGCCCTGCCAACGGGGCTTCCGTTCTCTTGACGGCTACCGCCGAGGCAGGAAACATCGCCCTCTACGACGTCGCCACATGGATATACTTTGAGCCGAACGAAGGGTGGCGGCTCTTCGACAGAGCCACCAACAACGTGCATACCTACGACGGCACTGCATGGGTTCTCGAAGTGGGCCTACCGACTTTGGGCACGGCTGGTCAGGTTCTCGCGGTGAACACCGACGCTGACGGCACAGAATGGGTTTCCCGAGTGGACCTACCGACTTTGGGCACGGCTGGTCAGGTTCTCGCGGTGAACACCGACGCTGACGGCACAGAATGGGTGGACCCGGCAAGTGTCGGCGAGGGAAACACGATTGAGGTTGTGAGCGGCACGGCCTACACGACAGTCCTTGCTGATTTTGATGGAGGCAAGGTCAAGCGGATGAACAACGCCGCTGCCCAGACTGTGACTGTTGCCCCCGACCTCGTGGGCACTGACACCTGTTTCTTCTACCAGCAGGGGGTAGGCTCAGTCACCTTTGCCGCTGGCGCTGGGGTAACGCTTCGATCCTTGGGCGATGATCTGACAATCTCTGGTCGGTATGGGTCTGCCGCCCTTATATGGGTCGCAACAAACGAATACCTGATCGTAGGGGCGCTCGCGTAATGTCAGTAGGACTCCTTCTTTCGAGCGTTGCTTCATCGGGCGGCGTAGCAACCCCTCCCCCGCCTACTTCTGATCCCGATTGGGCAAACGTGGCGTTCTTGGCTGAGTTTGGCGCTCCCATTGACACGAGTAGTGCTGCTCGTGCTGTCGATATTCTAGGTGAGGTATATTCTAGCGATTCTCCGGCTCGCGGTTCTAATTCGTTGAGTGTCAGACTTGGCAAAATTTCGTCACAGGAAAACGGGGCTTTGCAGTTTTCGTCAAGTCCCGACCTTGGTAATGAAGACTTCACGATTGAGGCTTGGTTTAATTCCGCAGAAGAACCAAGCGCCGGTGGGGTTATTGTCGCACAATGGGATAACGGCTCTAATTCCAGAAAGTCTCATCATCTATATTGGGATGGGACCAATAAACGTTGGATTTTCGAGTGGTCTACCGATGGAAGTGATACTGCCGGTTCGGTCTCCTTCAGTCATGATCAATCTTTTGACACCAGCAACGACGGCATTACGATGGCCCAAGCGTTCGATGGAGAGTGGCACCATATCGCAGTAACGAGAGCCGACACTGTTATTACACTCTTCGTGGATGGCGTTGTTGGTGGAGCGACACTCAATGACAACGACACTATAGGAACGGGAGTCGCTATACACTTTGCTACGAATAGCGACTTGAGAATAGGTGCTAGAGATGATAGGACGTCTAGTCCTCGATTTACTTACGACTCTTTCATTGATGACCTTCGGATCACAGTTGGGACCGCACGATACACGGCGGCTTTCACGCCCGCTACTGGACCTTGGCCTACAGGTGCCGGTGATGCCCATTGGAGCGAGGTAGAAGTTCTTCTCGATTTCGAGTCTCGTTTTGGTGTAGAGGGAAAAGGAAAACTCACAGGTCCAACTTATATAACACCTCGCAACGCGGAACCTATCATTACTGCAAAAGGATTTCAGGGTGTAGCCAACAGTAACGGTGATTCTTTCTATCTCGCTCAGACAAACGGTGAAACTTGGTCTCCCTTGGGTGGTGACTTTACTCTCGAAGTGTTTGGGGTCGAACGTCGGGACGCAACTGAGTCGTTCAAACACATAGCGGGTTGCTACCGAACAGACGAAGGAGGACGATCTTTCAGCATTGGGATTGTAGACGGAACTGAGTGGGGGATGCTGTATTCCGTAGATGGAAATGCCTTCACTAGGGTAGGCACAGGTCGTTCACTGACCCAAGACGTAGCATATGATCTTTGCGTCGAGAGAAGCGGGACCGATTTACGGTTTTATGAAGACGGAGTTCTGGTTCATACCGCAACGATTTCGGTAACGATCTTTGATTCCAATGTTGGGAATGTGATGCTTTCTGTCGGTGCTGCTGCCAATACTTGGTCTGGTTTACACGGCAACAACTTCAATGGCTTCATAAAAGCCGTCCGATACACGAAAGGTGTCGCGCGATACGAAGCCGCATATACCGTGCCGACCTTGCCTCTTCCAGAAGGGGCAGACCATGTGTTTCCTGTGATAACTGACAGCCGTTGGAGAGTTCGCATACTGACATATATTGGAAGTTCCCCGAGGATCAGCGAACTTCAATTCAGGACAACTATTGGTGCTGATGAACAAGCTACTGGTGGATATCCTTTCGCAGGTGATATGGTCAATGGTCGGAACGCTCCCGGTCGAGGCTTCGATGGTGTCTCTTCAACTAACGCTCATTGGGCAGCCGATTCCATCACCCCCATCGCTGACGTATGGTTGGCCTATGATTTTCTGGCGACAAAGGTTGTCACTGAGATTGCTCTTTCCACAAACTCGACAGGTTTCTCTCCGACGACTTTCGTAGTGGAGAAAAGCGACGACAGGATAACGTGGACGCCAGTGACCGGCACCATAACTGCTGGCACATGGACTGCGAACGTAGCCCAACTATTCACCCTCGCAGATCACCCCGTCTAACGACCTGTGTGACCTTAGGGCGCAGGCCCCTCCCCATATGTAGCGAGGGGCAGAATTGAATTGGAACCTGTAGGTTCGGCTGGTAGAAGGGGGGCATAACTTCCTGACTACCTGAGGTTGATCCTATGGCTTCTCTCTCCGACGACAACGTGGTCCGCAAAGTTCAGATTTGGCTGCGCGACATGGGCGCATACAATGGCCCGATTGACGGTGATTGGGGGCCTCTCTCCAACACTGCATGGGAATCGGCGGCTGCCAACTTCTTGGGCACCCCGGACAAGCCTGCCGAACCGAAGCCCCGCTTCGCCGGGGGCCTTGTTCGGATCATCATGCACTGGACGGCCAGCGCCTACTCCGTCGGGGGGAATGTGAACCACTACCATTTCGTGATCGACGGTGACGGTGAAGTGTTCAACGGCAAGCTGAAGCCCGAGGACAACATCAAGACCAATGACGGGCGCTACACGCCACACGTTCTGAACGCCAACACAGGGGCCATCGGCGTCGGCATGGCCTGTATGCGCGGTGCGGTCGAGGTTCCGTTCCGTTGGGGCAACTACCCCATGCGAGAAGTTCAGGTGGACAGCATGTGTCGTCTTGTGGGAAAGCTGATGAACCAATACGGCATCGCTCTTGACCGCCGAACGGTCTTGACCCATGCCGAGGTCCAGCCCACGCTGGGGATCAGGCAGAGGGGCAAGTGGGATATTACATGCTTGCCCGGCGACACGCGGTCGCGCAACGCCATCACCGTTGGCGACGAACTGCGCCAGCGAATCAAACTCGCAGCATAGGAGTGCGACATGCTCGAAGAAATCTGGACTGAGGTCCAACCGACCCTTCTCCCCTTGGTCGTCCTTGCCATAGGCGCGATCATTTCCGTGGCGCAGACGGTTGCCGCGACGGCAGCCCGGCGGGCCGAGGCGTGGGCCGAGGCCAAGTTCGGGATCGAACTCGAAGAGAAGCACATGCGGGCGCTCCACTCGGCAATCGAGACCGGCATCCGCATGGCTATCGAGCGCGCAGCTTTTGCGACTGACTTGCTTCCGGCGACGGCGTTCGACGTCGCGTTGAACCATGCCACGGCAAGCGTTCCTGACGCGATGGACTTTCTGACGCCGACCAAGAAGGTTTTTGAGGGGATCGCCTTGGCGAAGTTGAACAAAGTCATGATGGAGTTTACAAAGCGAACGGAATGATCGAGCAGAAAGGGATCGCCTAATGTTGTGGGGTCGTGGGGATAGTTCTCGGCTGGACGATGATACGAAGAAGACCCTCAACCACTTGCGCCGCCTTACCGAAACAGGGCATGTGATTGCTCTCGACCCGGATCAGTCGGACACAGCGGTCTATGCAGTGGACTTCGTGAGTCAGTGGAAGTCTGTATTCAAACTTCTGTCGTCTTTGAAGAACGTCGGCCTGTTGGTCGGCGCTCTCCTGTTCATGTATTGGGCAACTCAAGGCGCAATCGTGGGTTGGATTGCCAACATCGGAGCAGGCTAATGATGACTTGGAGTTTCTGGTTTCGCAGACTGGTTGAAGTGACTGTGGCCCTGACGTTGGCCTTCGTGGTGATCCAGCTTTCCTCGGCCATCGGCCAGAAGCAAAAGGCTTTGGTGCCAGTGTCAGCATGGTTCGTAGTCAACGAGGTTTTCGTCCCCGATCACGAGTATGGGACCGACCCCCTGTTGGTCTACGACCGCTCAATCAAAGAAGACTTCCGAGGGTTCTGGATCGTTGAGGTTCAGCGCCTCGGGCGCGAGGGTCTCTGGTCAAATGAATGTTCTGGCAGCGGAACCAGTGACTACGACACCACGGACTTCATCGTGGGTAATCAGGTGAAGTGGGGCTGGTTCGTCGGCAGGCCATGCGCAGTCTCCCCGGGAACTTACAGGCTGCGGATCGGGTGGACACTCAGGCGTCTGGACTGGCCCGAAAAGGAACTGACCGCGTTCTCCAACACCTTCACGGTCGAGTAAATCAGAGGCCCAGCAGTTTGCGCTGGGCCTCTACGCCTGTCGGCTTGCAGGACTTGCACAGGTGGGTCCACCCGCCATCTCCGTCCGGTCTGATCGACCAGCCGTCGGCCTTGGCCGTGTCGATCATCAAAGTGAACTGGTCGGCGTAGAAGTCCTGCCGGTGCGCGTCCCCACACCCATCACATTCGAGCAGGACCACTCCGTCTAGTGTGTTGCGCTGGATCACAGGACACCCCCCACAATGATCGCCACGATAGCGACCCCGAAGACGATGAGGGCCAACCAGTTCACGAGGATGCGAACGGGCGTCCAAGGGCGCGGTAGCGGGGCGTGTGGGGTATCAGACGCCACGGCAAGGGGACTTGACCCCCCTGCCCTAGCCTGAGCGCCGCTGCGGGGCTGCTGTGGCGTCTTCATCCACGGTCTCCCACGCTGCGCGGGCGCGGACTTTCCGTGATGGCGGATCGCTCGACGTGAGCCTCGCGGGCTTTGGCCTCGACCTCTTCGTCGGTGCGGACGTGTTCGATGGCCTTGCCGGGTTCTGCGGTGCGCCAGTCGGGCCAGTTGCGCAGTTCATTTCGGCCCTGCTTGGCGACGATGCGCACCCATGCTTCCGTAGCCACCCGGTCGAAAGTCCAGTCGGGATGCGCCGCCGAGATGGCGCGCCACAGACCATCGAGTCCGAGGATCACCACGTCGGTCCATTCAAGAGCGGCCTGTTCATGGCAGACCCCTGGATCTCCTCCGATTTCGTAGACGCTGGCGATTTCCTTGAGTTCCTTTCGGACGTGATCGGACACGCCTTCGGTGCGCGCCCCCGGGCCGAACGTGGCGCGGCTGTAGGCGGCTTGTCGGGTCAGGTGGCTTACGAAATCGTTCATGTCAGGATTCCTTCGTTTGGGCCGCAGCGCGGCGTTCGGCGTGGAAGTTCTCTCGGCGTTTCTGATCCTGTCGCAAGAACCGATCTGTCTTGGCGATCAGTTCAGCGAGCATCTCTGAGCGCGCGGCATGGTTGGGCTTCAGCCTCCACCGTTTGATCGAGCGCATGACCATCCTGCCTTGGGCTGCTTCGAGTCGGCGAAGCTGAGCCTCACAGGTGTTGCAGCAGCAGGAGTTGAGCGGGTCACAGTCGAGGCCACACCACTCACAGGTTCCCGTTAGGAGGGGCCGTTCGTTGAAGATGAGAGTCTGCATTGGGTTCCGTCCTTGTCAGAAATTCGAGTCCATATGTTGCGTCCCTGAGGCGACCGTTCCAGCGCCATGAGACCGTGGCTTCCCGGATCACTAAGTCTACCGCCGTGATCCTCACTCGCGGGCCTACTGTGCCCTTGATCCAGACGCGAGCGCCTCGGCCAAGCTGTTCCATCTATACCAGCGCCTCCACGCTCTGACGGTCGGACTCGTCCTCAAATCCATGTTTCCAAAAATGCTCTCTCGTAGCGGCACCGTGGCCCGCCATAGGGGGGCAAGTATCGCCTCGGGCAGCCGCTGCCACCCCTTCGTCATAGAGCGACCTGAGGCTGCCTGCGCGTGGCCTGCGCCAGTAATCAGATCGAGGCATCACAACCTCTCGCCAATGATGTGGTCCAAGTCTATGTAGATAGATAGGCTCCCTCCCAACCCGTAGTCAAAATGGCGGAACTGTATAAAGTCTCGCCTATCGCCTTCAGAGAAATCCGTTACGAATTTCCAGATTGCCCGACGATTTAGACCCGCTTGTCTCAAAGCCATGCAGATGACCAGAACCCGGGCCTCGTGGCTTTCGTAAAGGTCCGCTTTCCCACTCCGACCCGAGGTAGGTATGGGCATACGTTGGGACATATTCCTCAAGTCTTTGTCGCAGAGGCCGAAATCCTTCGCCAGTTCAGCCAAAGTCCATCTGTTCTTATCCATTACACCATCTCCAAGATCGTGGCTTCGTCTTTCGGATCGAGAGGATCGAACCGGCCTTTCTGGTCGCCCATTGCGTCCCAACCGGGGCGGCTCGAACGGCTGAACAATTCGAGGTAGGGACCAGCCGTCAGGGCCTCCACGCGGGCGAGGGATTCGTCAGGCTTGCGAGAGTGTTCCCGGGCCGGTTCGAGGATCACCTGACGGACGCCTGCCGACACGCGCGACGGCTTGCCCCGAGTGAACAGCAGACAGACCTCACCCTCCTGCCTGAACCACTTGCCCATCCCCATCTTCGGCGTTTCCGGGTCGCCCTTCTGGGTCTTCACCCAGATCAGGCCGAGGCTCTTGTAGGTGAACCCCCAAGCCTCGCCGAGTTCGAGCGCCTGATCGAAGTGCGATGAGATAGTCCACAGGTGCAGCACGGCGTCCTTGGTGGCGAGGTCTTGGACTGGCAGGGCCAGCAGTTCATCAAGGGTCATGGACTGATAGGGCGCGGTCTCTGTGCGGTGCGGGACGGTGCCTTGCTCGCGGTTGCTGTAGGTCTTGTAGGACCACGGCGGGTCGGCAAGGATCGTGCTGTAGTGCCACTTCTTCAGACCGGCCAGCGCGCCCTCATAGAACGCGGCCCCGGGGGCATTAGGGCAGGAATTGGCCATGCGGTCGTTGTGGCAGTTGTCGAGCGTCACCAGCCCGCAGCGTGTGCAATGGTCGGTCATACGAGGTCACTCCAATCCTCAGGTTCAGGCGTCTCAAAATGCGCCAGTATGGCGTCGGCCAGTCGCGGCGCTTTGGTAACGGTCCAGACTTTGTTCTCCCGGTTGTGGACTGACCACTCTTCGGAAGCTGGGCCACGCAGGAAGTAAAACTCCCGCGTGACCTTGCCCGTGTCGATCTGGTCCAACAGGGCCAGCGCGTCAGACAAGCCCGTCGCCATCGGGTTCATCCTCATCCGGGGAATAGACCGCCATCCCGAGGGCAGCCCGATACATATCCAGCACGGCTTCTTCCTCGGCGAGGTCGTCGGCGTCCCGCTTCCGTTCGGCGATGATCTTGCGCATGACCTTCGTGTCGTAGCCTCGGCCCTTGGCTTCGGTCATGACTTCTTTCTGGCCTTCCGCGATATCCTTCTTCTCGCCCTCAAGGTGTTCCCAGCGTTCGATGAACTGGCGCAGTTCCGCACCGGCCACGTTGTTGCTGCTGTTGTGCCCGTCTTTCGGGGTAGTTTTCTTCGGCATGGTCTAGTCCTCAGATCATGGAGTCGAGGTCATCGTCATCGTCATCGTCTTCGACCTCAGGCTCAGGTTGCGGGGATTGTTCTTGGTCGCCGACAACAACGGCATAGGCCAGTTCTTCCAGCCCGTTATTCGCCTTCAGCGCGTTCAGATCGTCGCGGTTGATCTTGATGACACGGTTGTCTTTCGGCGTGTTGGTCTCAGCCGGAAGCTGAAAGACAAACTGCATGTTGGCGTCGATGAAGTGCCAGTTGGAAGTCAGCCGGAAAGTCTTGTCGCAGAAGACGATCCCATAGGGGCCTCGCCCTTGGGGAACTGCCGCAGGGGCAGGGCCTTTGGCGAATAGAGGCTGACCGATCTTGTAGGGTGAGGTCTCGGCGATCCACGCGACCATCTCCTCTGCCGTGTCGAAAGCGCGTCCGGTTTTGAGGTCGATCACCGCGCCTTCGTCCATGAGCAAGGCGTCACCGCAGGTCAGAAAAGGGTCTGACAGCCCGAGGGTGATCGGCATGGCAAAGAGGGAATCTTCCTCGACCTTAAAGCCCACGACGATCAGCAGATGGGGAACTGCCGCGCAACGCAGGGCGACGTTCGAGACGGGGATAATGGTTGTCGTTTTCATTCGGTTTCCTCATCGGGGTAATAAATCTGGATCAGGTGGTCGATCTGGAATTTTATGATCTTGCTCACGAAAGCATCGTCACATTTTCCAGAGCGCAACGCCCAATCATGGAGGCTGCAAAGCACCGCAAACTCAGGGCCTTTGGTGTTGTTGGCGGGGATGAAGACCTTGGGCGGGAGGACGTTTATCCCTTGGCGCGCGCCATACTTCTCGATCAGGTCCACCCGAATATCGACAATGTGGATCGCCTTCCGAAGATCGTCGGCCCCGCCTTTCAGTTCGTGCCGCATGACATACTTCAGGATCGACAAGCACTCGCCGTCGTATTCGTTGGCATGGGCAATCTCGAAGGGGTCGTAGACAAACCCCTTGTAGTGATTACCGCCTATCTGGATCTCTTTGGATTGCATGACGCTTATTCCTCTGTCCATCGCACGGAGTCATCCCGGTTCCGGCATTCGTTTGTCCACGGACAGTAGATGACCGCGTTGTCAGGGACGTGGTTCTTGCAGACGGTGTTGACGGAACCCGGCTCTTGCTGTTCCAGCGGGTTCGCCGGGTCGTTCATGAAGACCTCACGGTAGGGGTAGAAGGTCTGAATGCCGCCCGCCAGACAACGAACACACTGGCATCGCTGGTGAGCCGCCACGTCGTAGAACAACGGGCGTCCATCGGCTCGGGCGGGCGGCAGGGGTGGGTCTTGTTTCGTCATTCCAAATCGCCCACGCCAAATTTGTCATTCTCAGGCACGAGAAGCGCGGCCTCGAACGCCTTGTGTTCCCGCGTGGTCGATCCTTCCGGCATGGGGAGTCCATCCGCCGCGTCACAACCTGCATCAAGCAGCATCGTCCGCAAGACGTCCATCTCCTGACGCGAGAATGTGTGGGCTGCGAGGCGATAGTCCACGAAAGCCTCGTAGACATGGGGCATCCACCCGTGGACCATTTCGAGCATCACTTCGGCGTAGGCACGGATCTCATACTGCGCATGGGGGTCCGCGCGCAGCGACAGGAAGTGCAGCAGGTTGTGCAAGTCGATCTTCCAGTAGAACTCCGTGTAGGTGGAGAGTGGCAGATTGATTCGGGCCAATTCCTTCGCCAGATCATAGATCGAGATGAACCCCTCGTAGTCCGCGAACGCGAGGTCCGCACCGTGGCGAAACGCGGCCTGAACTTCGTTGGCTTGGGCGGTCGTCAGGAACTCGGCACGGCCCTGCTTGTTGTTCTCCGACTGCTTGGCGATCTTGGCTTTGCGCGGCACATAGAACTCGCGCGGCAGTTCGGTGTAGCGACCCGAGATCTCATTGATATTGGCCGTCCGGTGCCTGATCCACTGACGCGCCACGAAGATCGGCATCTTCACATGAACCTTGACCTCGGCCATCTCGTAGGGAGTCGTGTGGCGGTGGCGCATGAGGTAGCGCAGCAGGGCGCGGTCCTTCGCGGGCGTGTCCGTGCCGAGGCCGTAGCTGACCCGGGCAGCCTGCACGATGGCGGCTTCGTCGCCCATGTAGTCGATCACGCGGACGTGTCCGTGGTCGAGGACGGGGTGCATTGTTCCAAGATGGCGGTCCATGAAAGCAGAGGACGCGCGCTTGAGCATGTGGGAATCGGTCATGGGGTAACTCACTTTGTCAAGGATTGGGGGTGCCCCTGACCCCCGGGAGGGTGGGGTCAGGGGCGTATCCAGCAGCGACCGGGTGGGGAGGGACTCTCGCTGCTGAAACTCAGTGTCTGGTTGCTCCCGGCTGGGGTCGGGCCTCGCTCATGATGCGGGCGAGGTTACGGGCTGCTTCGTTTCGCCCGTAGGATGCGGTTACGCCTTCCAGCAAGGACTTCAGAGGACAACCCGCAAGCAGAGCCTGCACAACAAGCGCGTTTGCCAAGTCGAAGGTCACATGGACTTCTGCGGGCACAGGATGCTTCTCCGGGTTGCCCGCGTAGAGGGAATGGGCCAGTGCGATATGTGCCTTAGCCATGCAATTCGAGCAGGCTGGATCGCCACATATCTCGACGTGGAGTTCTGTGTTACGGTCGGTCATCATGCAGTATCCCTTGTCAGGTGTTGTCAACCACGGATATGCTATCCAGCTTGGTCGGTCAAGTCGGTATCAGAAGGCCGAGTAGTCGGGGCCAACATGGCCACCGGGTTGGTGCCGGTCACGAAACTTCGGGGATGAATCGACGGTCATGGAGACCTGAACTTGCACCGTCACCTTGCACTGAGGCAAGGCTTCCAGAGCGTCGATCATGACGTTCATCGCTTCCTTCAGGGACGACACTTCCCATCGTAGCATCTTGTCGCCAGCGAGAGGCCCGTCAAAGGCGATGACCTCGACCTTGGATATGTCGATGCGAGGGTTGTCCATCTGCGCTTCGGCCATCCATTTCAGGAGGTCCGACAGCGGGGACTCGGCGTCCATCGTGTGTGCATTTTTGGTCATCGGGTTTTTCCTCCTGTCAGGGATGAGGGCACTTGCGAGGGAGGGGCAGCATGTCCCGGGGATGCCTTGTCCCCCAGCCTGCGCTTGTGCCGGGGTAAGCCCCGCCCTCGGAAGTGCCCCGGGCCGAAGCCCGGGGGGTAGGGGTTCAGGCGACGAGGTTCAGCAGCTTGCCGCCCGCCCGCTCCATGTTGACCCGCGCGTCTTGGTGCGGGATCGTCTTGGCGTGTGCCGTGACCGCCGTGGTCGCATCCCAGAGGGACTCGATGGGGCGGCTCTCTTCCCGCTCATGCGCGGCCTTGATTGCCACGACTTCGCTCCTGTTGAACCGGGACGCGAGGAAGGCGTCGAGGTCGTCGTCCACCCGCTTCTGTTGGGCCAGCAGGATGGTGGCTTCGATGGGCGCAGCCGCCGAGTTCGAGTATTCCATGAGGACGGGGGTGATTTCCTCCATCCAACGATCCGGCGCGCTGGCAGTGTGCCGCAGCCGCATCTCGGAAAACTCCTGCACACCCCAGACGATCCGGTTCATGCAGACGTAATCGAACAGGAAGAACGCGGCACCGATGGACTGCGCGCCGACCTCGGAGTTCCAGACGAAGAACCCCCGGGCGAGCGATCCGCCCTTGCCGTCGCGCCGGTTCGCCATCTCGACCCGGTTGTTCTCGTCGGCGAGGAAGACGAACATGTCGCGGTCGCTGCCATAGATCGTCGTGTTATCCTTGGTGATCGGCACGTCCACCCCGAACTCGCCCGGGACACGGAAGCTGCCGGTGCGACCGTCGCCGAACTTGCCGACCAGCGCGTCGAGGATATCCGAGTTCCAGACCCGACCGTAACGCGGGCCAGTCGCGGCGCGCAGTTCGTTGTAGGCGCGCGGGGGCATCTGTCCGAGAACCGAAGAACCCATGATCGCGTGGTCAGAAACCTCGGGCGGCAGGATTTCCCCGTCCACCGTCGAGTCGGTGCGCAGGATTTTGAACTCCTCCACGTCGCGGCCAAAGCGCATCCCGTAGTTCATGGCGTCGGCCACGATGGGTGCGGGCAGCTTGCGCAGGTAGGAGGCGGGTGCGCCAGCCAGCGCGGCGAGTTGGTTGAAGGACCAGTTGGTCGGCTCGGCCATGCCGTGATCCCCGGCGATGGTGATGCCCCGGGTCGGGTCCATCGGGTGCGGCTGGACTTCGATCTGGCGCGTGGTGACGGTCGACTCGACCGAGTTGTCACGAACCGAATGGGCATGAGCCTGAAGGTCGGTGAGGGACAGGAACCGCTCATCGGAGGGGCGGGTGGACCACTGGCGGGAGGCTTGGTGAAGGGTTGTCATGGCTTAGTTCCTTTCGGGGTTAGGGCCAACCGGGAGG